TAGAAATAACCACCAACGATTGCAGTGCCATCGGCAATGGTAAGTGTCGTGGTCGTTGTGCCGGACATAGCGAGGTATGAGCCAGTAAGCAGTACGCCAACACCCAACCCAGCCCGCTCAAAGGCGGTCATTCTGTCCGAAGCATATGTCGTAGCGCCGTCAGTTGCGGCGACGCCCGTCGCCCATCCCAAGGATCGTTCTGAGCTTGCCATGATGTCTCCTAAATCCCGACAAAGCGGGTGTTGTATACGATGCTGACCGCCGCTGGCGAAGCGGATGCTGATGCGGCGATGGAGATGGAGTTAGTACCCGTCACGATTGCCCAGGTCGCCAAGTTTGACGATGCGCCCACGGTGGCAATTTGATTGTTGCCAAGGTCATCGTAGACGGTCTTTTTTCCATAGCGCAGGTCATAGGTAAAGGTGCGCCCAGCGGCGATTGACCCCGATGTACTAATAACTTGCCCTGTAGTGTTGTTCGTAATCACTAAACCGGTAATTGGGCCTAGTGCCGTAATGACGGGATAGGTGAGCCATGTGCCGTCGTAGGCGAACGTTGTCGCAGCGTTTATGGTTGCGGTGCCGTAGGTACGCGGATAGATGACCGGGTACGCCGTTGCGGTACCTGCGATGCCCGAAGCGCCGGCGATGGCATGAGGTGTTGCATCGTACCACGTCGGGTCGTCCGCGCGAAGCTGAATCACTGCACGCAGTCCGTAGCCCGCCTTGGGGTCAACGTCAAAACTCATTCCACCCAGTACTTTGACGTCGATTGCGCGTGACCATGTCGACGTCGTGACGGTGATGCGTCCCGTTGTATTGGACGGCGAAAAGACGCTAAGCAGACGGCCACGGGCGGCGTAGTAATCATCGATTGACGTCGTGTTGACGAAGAGCGGTATCTGCATGATGCGGGGGTCTAAGCGAAAGTCTATGTCGCTGTCGCCGTGTTGCATCGGCCCGCGCTGCGTAATGCGGTGCATTGGTGCCATGCCGAAGCCTTGGTCGCCAAGGTAGTTAAAGGTGAGTGCTGAAGTGCTGTCGTAGCCATTGAGGTCAAAGGTTGCGCCGCCGATGGTGTAGGTAATTGCGTAACTCATGCCATACCTCCGGCGAGTAATTGCATCGCTCGCAAGTCGTTGCTAATGGATGACTCGGACTGCGCCGTTTGATACGATGCCGACAAGTAATAATTCTGTGTCGTCTGATTGACGGCGCCGACCGCTGAGCCGGTGGCGGCGCCGATTGCTGAGGTGATGTCAGGCACTCCACGGATAATACCCGCCGCCATACCTGCGCTCATCTGGTAGCCAATCTGATCGGCAAAGAGTTTCGACGGTGACGCAATACCGAGGAGCTTTTTCGCCGCTTCAATGGCGTTGTTAACAACACCGATGAGCGCATTAATAACGGCTTGCTGTGCATTGCTGATTCCCTTGGCGATGCCGTTGGCGATGGAGGTGCCGACCTTTGTCGCTTCCGTAGCGAGCGTCGAAATCATCCCAGCGACCTTGGCGATTGCCTCCGTTGCGAACGTGGCGACTGCGGTGTTGATGGTTGAGATAAACGTTAAAACCGCGGTTTTCACCGTCTCCCATGCGCCCAAAAAGTCGCCCTTGAGTATTAAGCTAATCGCAGACAATACGCCAATGACGAGGTCTTGCAATGGCTGCATAATGGTCATCCATATGCGAATCGCTGTTTGTACATATGGCCACACGACGGTAAAGACATCGTAGAAACTTTGGAACTGTACCTTCATACCGTTGATAGCAAGGGCAACAATGCCAACCAAGATGTCGGCGAGTAGCGTAAAAATAGCAGCGAGTCCGCTAAGCTGGGCTTGGGATTCCGGCGATGCCAGCTGGGCGACAATAGCGTCGTATAACTCAGCGATGATCGGCGCCGCAGTATCGTAGAGGTCACTGAGTGCCGACGTAATCGGCGCAATGAATCGGGCAAACGATGCAAGCCCTTTGTTGATTCCGTCGAGTCCGCCTTGCCAGTCACTGCCGTAGATGAAGTCATACAACGCATCATTGATAGCGCCAAGGTCTTGCATGACGCCGTCCCAATCGACGCTGTCAATGAATTCAATGAACACGTTGACCAAGTCTTGCACTGCGGGCACCAAAGTTTCCTGTGCAAAAGCACCGAAGCGCATAAGTACGGGTAAGAGTGATTCGCCGAGGCTTTGCTGCACATTCTTAAATTGCTCTGCTAAGACAATCTGCTGTCCGGCAAAGGTATCAACGGCAGCAGCAGCGCTTCCGCCGAACTCTTTGCCCAGCTCGTTCAAAATAATCTGCTGTGCGCCGGCGACGTCACCGGTTTCGACCATGGTTTTAATCATGGCTTTTTGGTCTTCGCTAAACGTCACGCCGACACGGCTCAGGGCACTGATTCCGGCGATGGGGTCATTGAGTGCCTTGCCGACTTGCACCGCCGAGCTTTGTAGGTCGGTGCCCATCGCTTGGCTAATGTCAAGTATTGCCTGTGTCGCCCCTTTGAATGACGTGCCCTTGATTTCGGTAAACGTCGCCAGCACGTTGGTTGCGCCGAGGATGGCATCGTCAGAGAATATCGACGCGCCTGCGGTGGCGCTCATCTCTTGCGCCATGTCGGCGAATTGTGCCGTCGTAAATCCCGCCGCCTGCCCCGTTGACTTGACGACGGCTTCGGTCTGGGCGATGACCGAGTTCCACGCCGATGCCTCTGCGATAGAGCCGGTGAGGAAGTCGCCGACCTTGCTGAGGGCAGACCCTGCTAAATTAATCGCCGCTTCGCCGATACGCATAAATGCGCCGGTGGCGATGGTTTGCAGGGCACTGAATCCGCCAGCGCTTGACTTCGCCTTGGCGCCCACACCGTCAACGGCGTTGTTCGCTTGGTCGGCGACTTTGCTGACTTGGTCGTCACCGATAAAACGAATGACAACGGTTTCTTCGGCCATGAGTTACTTCTTCCTTTTGCTCACTTCGGACTCTATGCCAATCATCGCGAGATGTTGTTGGATGATGTGCCACGGCGGAAGCTGGCTTGGTGGACAGTGGTAAATATCGCGACAACACACAAGCTCGATGTATTCCAGCGGTGCGGGGCTGTGTGTCCAAAGATGCGCCCGCACTGCCGTCATTAGTTTCCCGAGTCGGTGCCAGAGAGTTTCTTCGTTAGGGCTTCGGTGATGAGCTTGAGGTGGCGTGCGGGCAAGTCCTCGACTTTGCGTCCGTCGTCCGTCACGACGCACTTTTCAAGGATTGGTAGCATAGCCTCAATGTCACCACTGGGTCCGACCTTAGCAAGCGTCATCATGTCACGAATAGTTAAGCGGTCTGCATCGATGGTATACATAGGGGGACATCTCCTATTATGGACATCGTAAAAAGTGGCGAGGCGCACGGATGTCCGACGTGCGCCCAGCCCGATGATTAGGTGTTGGCGGTGTAAAGGATGCCGGGCGCCCGCACCGTGAAACTGACCATAAGTGGGCCAGCGCTTGTGCTGTCGATGGGTGGGTAGTCTAGTGCCGTGATGTAGCCGACAGTCTTGGTTTCGTATTGGTCGGCGCCCGAAGTCGCGCCGCCAGGCAGCCACTTGACCTGCGTTGCCGTGCGGGCTTCAAACAATGCACGCACTGATTGAAAGGCTTCGGCTGCGGTCTCGGTGTAGATAATGTTGACCTTCACTTCGACGGGTTCGTACTTGCCGACCGTAGTCAGTGCGTAGTTACCGTCGAAGGTGTACGCTTCGCCGGTAACGACGGTGGCGGTGGTCACGTCGATCGACTGCGATGAGCCGGAGATGTCTACGTAGGCGGCGCTTACGTAGATGGAGACGGTAGCCGCCGCTCCGGTGATTCCGCCGGTTGTTTGTGCCATGGAGTCCTCCTATTGGATGATTTCGGTGATGGTCAGTGTGGCGGTGATGGCGTCGTAGTATCTGCCCGATCCCTGTGGCCACTCAAGCACCGTCGCGCGAAGCGATGCGTTACTGAGTACCCACGTCGGGGCAATGAGTTGTCGTAGTGAATCGTGGTAGGCGGCGAGGTAGCCTTCGAGGCTTGCGGCGATGTCACTGAGTCCAAGTCCAAGCCCTGCCGCACGAAGGAGGGCGACGTCTTGCACCGTCCACTCCGCTTGCATGACGTGACCTGCACCGCCCAGCGTCGTTGTACGTGTTCGAGCCGAGGCGAGACCGATGGCGTTGACGATGCGAGTCGGTACATCAGCGTCGTCTACTTGGTCTTTGAGCGTCGCACCACGAAGGACGGGCATCGTGTAGCCGGTGATTGACAGCGCACAGACGGCGCCGATTATCGTCGTTAGCTGTGATGCCATGCTATGACCGCCTTCGGTACGGCTTGAGTAACGCTTCGATGTCACGGGACATTGCCGAGGTCACGATGGTGCTACCGTCGGCTGAGATGATGCTGTTGCCAAGGTCAGGCGAGCCGTCCCGTTGGCGATACATCTGCGAAGCGAGGCGCAACGTTGCCTGTACAATGTTTGCCGGTGGAGTCAGTGAGTACCCAAAGCGTCCCGTAATTGACACGCTGGCTTCAGGGCTTCCGGTGTACGTCCAAAAGTAGCCCGACGCTTGCTTGATACGCACCGCATACGCCGGCGTGAAGTTCAGCGGTAATGTGATAACACTCGCCGTCGGTACTGCGTTGCCGTCGCCGTTCGTAATGCTCGTAATGGAGATAAGGTCGTAGTCGAGGTCTATGGTGTAGTCATCCATCAGACTACCTTGGAAACCCATGCCCGATCCGATGCGGTCAATGATTGGCGTATACTTGCGTGTCGTGTCGGCGCTGGCTTCAAAGAAGCGATTGGTGTAGCTTTCGATGGTGCTTTGCGCACGGTCGATACACAGCGACAGCAGGGTGTCATCAGTGGACGCCGTGATGCCCATGTAGCTTTTGAGCAACGCTGTCGTGGTGTATGCCACTTAGACCACCCGCTTTTTCTTCGGCGCTTCGACCGGGTCAGCTTCC